GTTTAACAGGTGTTGATGTAGAAATACACGCAGCTCGTAGTATTGCAAAAGCCTTTGATAAATTAAAACTTCCGTATGACAGGACAGAAAAAAGTAAAGAACCAAGTTTTACAAAAAACTTTTTACAAAACCATCCACACGAACTTCCAAAATTAATTGCAGATGCGAGAGAGATAAACAAAGCTCACACTACATTTATAGATTCAATAACTAAACATGCAGTCAATGGTAGAATACACGCAGACATAAATCAAATAAGATCGGATCAAGGTGGGACCGTGACTGGTAGATTCTCTATGAGCAATCCAAACTTACAGCAGATTCCAGCGAGGCATCCGGAGCTTGGACCGATGATTAGATCTATTTTTATTCCAGAAGAAAATACTACATGGGGATCTTTTGACTACTCACAGCAAGAACCAAGAATTTTAGTACACTATGCAAAGTTACAAAACTTATCTGGTGTGGATGAAATTGTAGAAGCATACAATGCAGGTGACGCAGACTTTCACCAGGTTGTTGCAGACATGGCAGGCATTGAACGTAAGCAAGCTAAAACAATTAATCTTGGTTTAATGTATGGTATGGGTAAAAATAAATTAATGGCAGAGTTAGGTTTGATGAAAGAATCTGCAGAAAAATTAATAAAACAATACCACGCAAAAGCACCATTCGTAAAACAATTGATGGATAATGTATCTCGTAAAGCAAATGATCGTGGTAAAATAAGAACTTTACTAGGTCGCGCGTGTCATTTTGATCTATGGCAGCCTACACAGTTTGGTATATTTAAACCATTACCGCTAGAACAAGCGAGAAAAGAATATGATGAACCACTTAAACGTGCGTTTACATACAAAGCATTAAACAAATTAATACAAGGATCAGCAGCTGATATGACTAAAAAAAGTATGGTAGCTTTATATGAAAATGGTATAATACCTCACATACAAATTCACGATGAAGTGGATATCTCTGTTGAATCTCCAGAAAAAGCTGAAGAGATAATTAGCATAATGGAATCTGCAGTAGATTTAAAAGTTCCAAACAAAGTGGATTATGAACAAGGAGAAAATTGGGGCGATATTAAGTAATGGCTTTATTGAATGCAGATATCCCACCAATGTATTGTCAAGTAAGGAAGGAGTATCTTTATGACTTTAAAAAACATCACGGAGAAAGTGAAGAATGCGTTGTCTTTGGCCTCACAAGCATGGCAGGCACCGCAACATTATTTCACATTATGCTACCGAATGGTGCGGTCTTTTTTAGATTGCCTATCAGTGCGTTTTTCCAAAAATCGTATGACAGAACCAAAGTGCCCGATATGCAGGTTGACACGCTTCAATTGTGGAATAGTTTCAGCTATTATCCTAGCGTGCATATGTTTGGCTATCTAACATCACAGCGCGGTAAATACTTCGGAAAAGATAAAAAAGAATACTTTGGAGAATATCTATTCACTATTGATTGGTGCCATCCTGAAACTAATATTCTGGACACTGAACACAGTGAGATTCCTCATGAGCATAAGTGTGGACATGTTCTTGCTCTTGATAATGGTAATTATGCTATCCAGCCTAATAATAGGATCCTTTGGAATATTAGCAATTTTACCACTAGAGACGACATACCAGACTATAAGGTTCAAACTACGGAATGGAATGTTGAAAATAAAGGCTGGATTACAGAAGATACGGACAAAATGTTCTACAAAATAGAAGACAAATAGTGTAAAATACTTGGCTATGAACATAGAGGTAGCCAGGATGAATTATTATTTTACAGGTTTATTAATAGTAATGTTAGTTACTTTGGCTTTATGTGGAGGTCCTAGTGTCCAATAAACCATTAAATATCGGAGACGAGGCACGAGTGCAGATGCCGATGAAGACGGTTGCTAGCCTTATAATTTTAGTTGCAATGGGAGTCTTCGCTTATACAGAGCTGACGGCAAGGTTGGTATCGTTAGAGACATCACGTGAGCTGTTTGAAAATGATCTACTTAAAAAATCTGAACAGGTCCCAACAGACCAGGAGCAACATTTTTTAATCGAGGATCTTTATAAGTCTGTCGAGAAGATGGAACAAACTCAAGAAATGAATATGACTAACAAAGTTAATATAGAATTTTTAAGAGAGCAGTTAGACAAAGCACTAACTGATATCGAAGTTTTAAAAGATAAGGTAAGACAAAATGGTAACGGGACGTATTAATAGAAAAGTGTTGGATCATATCGCACAGATAAACAAAGAAAATAAAGCTGCGAGTCTAGCAAAAAATTTAAAAAAAGAAGTAGAAACTGGAAAGCATGGTACACAAAAATATGTTATCAAGCAAGGTGAAAACAAAGGTAAAACGGTATGACAGAATTAATTATTGCCCTTCTTATGATTATTAACGGAGAGATCAAGGAACACAGAATACAAGAATCAATGTCTCAATGCTTAAAGGGCAAGCGCATCGCGATGAGAACAAATACAAAAGACAACATAAATTACACTTGCATAAAGTCGATGGCCGAGCTCGAAAAAAATATCGATGGATCTTTGTCTATAAAAAAGTTAATACTAGAGTAATGACAAAAAAAAGATTAAGATTTCAAGCAGAAGTTGTTGATGGTAAATGCCCAACGTGTGATCAATTTACTATGTTGGTAAGTATTGATAGAGATTTTTTTAGGTGTATGAGTTGTGGATCAGATTTAGAACAACATGTAAATGGTAAGATAACTTATCTACCAGTTATAACAGCACCTAAAGGAGCAAAGCCATTTGTAAAAGAATGGTTAGACGACGATGGCGAAAAAGTTTAAAGATCACGTATCACACGAACCTATCTTTCATAAGACATCAATTGGACGTACTCCAAGTAAATGTAAAATGAATAAATCAAAGCGTCGTTCGTGGAAGAAGTATCGCGGCCAGGGAAAATAATATGAAATGGATGTTAATAGTTTATATCTGCTCTGCAGTAGAGGGCGAATGCAGGACTCCGCCGGAGTATCCATCAATTAAAAACACATACTATGAATGTGTCCAAGATGGGTTAGGTGATGCATATGAATTATTATTTGGATCTGATAGTATATTTACTGCAGAAATGATACTCAACTCACAGTTGTATCCACAATATAAATGCACTCCTGTAAAGGATGAAGGCAAAATAGCTACTTAAGAAATATTCTAAACTTGTCTGCCCGTCCCAAGAAAGGGACGAACAAACAAAAGGTGTGAGAAGAGACTTTCTTTTTATAATAAAAAAATAATACTTGCAAATTATTTATTTTAGGATAATTTCCCATAATGAAGAGAACAAACAAAAGAAAGGAAACCAATGGCTGATCCAGCTAAATACAAATCACTGTCTGTACCCAAAGATGATTGGGAACAATTGGGTGTACTTGCAACAAAAACTAATAGGACAAGATCAAAAATGATTGGAAGACTAATTAGATTTTTTTTAGATAACAAAGGTGGGAAAACAAATGGAAAGAGTAAAAGTAGCTAATCACAAATATATTTGTCCAGAGTGTAAAGGCAATGGATATAAAAAAGTTTATGATATGATTATACAATGTGAGAATTGTAAATCAGAGGGCGAGCTTCCGATGGAAGAGCCTACATTAGAAGAGTTAGACCGAATGGCAGCTAACGCGAGGCTACAGTGAAACGTAATCCTGTAGCCAAAGAACTTCGAACACCAAAATTTAAAAGTAAGAAAGTAGAATCTAAAAAAAAATACAACAGAAAAAAAGAAGTCGTTGGTTATTATTATGATGGTTACAACGACATAGTAGAAACTTTATATAAGGACAAAAAATGATTCCGGAAACAGACAGAGCTTACATTGCAGGACTATTCGATGGTGAAGGTTCAATACACTTTAAGCGCGGACCGGAAAAGAAAAAGAAACACAAAGGTAAACCTGGGTACAGGTGGTCCAATAGTTTAAGATTAAGTATGGAGATTGCAATGACTGACCGCAGTGTATTAGTATGGCTACACGAAACTTTAGGTGTAGGCACGCTTACTGACAAGCCGCGTAAGGGTAAACGGGTTGATGGTACTCCATACTTAAAACAATATAGATGGCGTTGTACATTCAGAGATGCATTTCACGTATGTTGTTTGATATGGCCTTGGTCACATACAAAATTACCCAAGATACAACAAGTTATAGAACATTATTGTAATGATAAGATAATGGAAGGTAAGGTTGTAAACCTTGAAGATTATAAAAAGATGATGAGTTTAGAATGATAAATATAGAAATACATAATGATGACAGACAAAAAGCTGTTGAAGTTTTAAAATATAAAAACTTTGGTAATCGTAGTTCAGGATTTAATGGCAACTATGAAAAACAATATACAGGTTTGATTGGAGATTTAACTGTGCATCGATTGTTAGAGATGGATCCTCCTAATTATAATGAAGGAAGATTTGATACAGATATTTTAGTGAATGATAAAAAGATAGATGTAAAATCTATGCTTCGTAAACATGACATGAGAGATGATTGGGTACATAACTTTGTTGGTTATCAAAAAGAAATGACCAGTGATGTTTTGTTATTTGTAAATATAAATCGTAACACAAAGACCGTACAACTTTGTGGTTGGTTAGATAAGAAAAAATTTTTAGACACTGCTGACTTTTATAATAAGGGAGATCTTCGAACGAGAGATGATGGAACTTCTTTTAAAACTTACGCACCGCTTTATGAAATAAAACAAGAGAAGTTAAATAAATTAAATGATATCAATGATTTAAGGAATATATGAAACATATAATCTCAAGAGAAAAAAGAAAAATTAAAATAAATTATCCTGCTTTTGAATTTTCATCAAGAAAAGTTCCAATAATTTATATTAGATATTGGAATGGAGAAGTTGTTTATGTAGGAGAAACTGATGATTTTTATAAAGGAAGGCATCTTCGATTTAAATGTAGAGATACTTATGGTGGTATAACTTCTACACAAGAAGAGAGAGATCAACAAGAAAACTGGGACAAAACAAATTTTGTAAGAGTTCTTAATGCACCAGGGGACACTAAACAAAGAAGAAAATGGGAAGCTAAATTAGTATGTTGGTTAAATCCTAAATTACAAAAAATTAATCAATACTTAAAAAAAGCTAATTTAGATTATAATTTAGAAAAAAATCTTTATATTT